TTTGCAAAGTGTTTGACATCTAAAGTATCAACATTGATTTGTGTTCCAGTAATTGTACTAGCAGCAATCTCATTTGCAGTAATTGTATTTGAAGCAATCTTTGCAGCAGTAACAGCATTAGCATTAAGTTTATCTGTAGTTATTGCATTAGAAGCAATCTCTGTAGCTGTAATTGTGCCACTTACAATATTTGCAGCAACTATTGCGTTTGCAGCAACTTTATCTGCTGTAACTGCATCTGCATTTATTTTTGCTGCTGTAACTGCATTAGAAGCTATTTCTGTTGCAGTTATAGTTCCTGCTGCTATTTCACTTGCAGTAATAGCGTTAGCACTTATTTTAGCTGTTGTTATAGCGTCATCACTTATCTTTGTTGTTGTTATAGCACCTGCAGCAATAACATCACCCTGAATTGCATCTACTGCTATTTTTGCATTTGTAACTGCATCACTTGCTATTTTTACTTCTGTAACAGCATCATTAACAATGTCGCTAACATCTACATTTGTAAAATTACCTGTTGCACTACCAACAAAAGCAGAATGTACATCTGAATGATTAACAGACCTTACCCAAAAGAAATAATTTGTACCTGCTGTTAAGCCATCTTGTTTACCAAAAACTACAGTAGTAGTTTTACCATTAGCACCATAGATAGTGTCAACTAAATGCGTGTCATCTGTTGGTGTTGTATTAGATGTTCTTCTATATATCTTAGTTGCTTTTAAATCAGCACTAGTTGAATTTGTCCAAGATACTACAATGTTAAATGGTTTACTTGTAGAAGCAGTAAGATTTGTTGGTGCAGCAGGTGCATCTGTTGGTGCAGATATAGTTATATTTACAGCACTTGTATAGGCACTAGCAACACCGTTGACATCTATGTGTCTAGCCTTGACATTGTAAGTTTTTCCTACTACAACGTTAGGTATAAGTGCTACAGATACGCCTTTGCCTACCGTGAAATCCGAAGTATATGCACCATCTGTTGATAGCTTATATGCTACTTCTGTAAGCACAACTTTATCACTAGAGTTGTTTGTCCAACTTGCTTTTATATCTACTTTTGTTGTTACACCATCTTTATTTGTTTGTTGTGCAAGAGATAAGCTAGAAGGTGCAGTCACACTATAATCACCTGTCCCTACATCACTACCTTCTGATTGTCCTGTCGTATAATCATTTGATGCAAAATCAAACACGCTAGATGCAACTTCTTTTAATTCTAACCTTGTGCCCATAATAGGCACATCTTCATTTGATACAATTTCCATGTTAGTAGAAATAACTTCAAATACTTTCTGTGAATAATCAAGTCTACTGTTAGTTACATATACCCAATCAGATGGTTGTAGTCTCATAAATTTAAGACTTGTAAGCACAGTGATTGATGTTGTCTGTCTTTGACTTTTTAAAGCTATCCTGCCCAATCTTTGTGCCATAGTATCTGTAACTGTGTAAGGTAGTTGTAATTCCATTTGTTTTTTATAGTTAGCTGTTGATTCACCACTTGGTGTATCTTCATTCAGAAATGTTGTATCTTGATAGACTTGTGCATCTGCAGCTACATAGTTTTGAGTTGAATCTACATATATAGGTTTTACAGCATTAAATAAATTACCAGCATTAGGATTTGTTTGTACTTGCACTGCATCTAACAAATCATCATCTGTAATTGTTAAAGATGGTGTTTGTGTTGCACCAGCAAAAATATTAAATTTACCATTTACATAAGATATTTTACCTGCCATAGAACTTAGTAAACTTTCTACAACACCATTTCCGTTTGCACTAAAATTTGTAAATCCATTTGCTGTATATCTTTTTTCTGTTGAAGAACCATCTGCTAAAGTAACATCTTGGTCGCATGTGTTAGCTGCACTTGCAAAACCACCAGCATTAGTTGTGTCATTAATTTCATCACTTACTGCTCGTATTCCATATTCTGTATTTGTTAAATAATCTCTTATATGCAATGCTGGATTTTGTGTAAATACAGTATTGTTAGTTCTAGGGTCAAAACATTTTTTTCCTTTTACTAAAAAAGAGATTGCTGGTATACCACCACCAAAAGCTTCTGAATCAAAAACCATTTGTATATATACATAAGCAACACCTAAAAATTTATCTGTACTACCCATAGAGGATAGTTGTGCATTCATAAAACCATCAACAGCAGTTTGACTACCATCTTGTACTGTAAACCTTATTAATCTACCACTACCAAAATTATTATCATTATCTGTGTTTGTGTAATCAGAATTTGTTACTGTGTGTACAGTAGAACCACTAATAGTGCTAGTTGTTGTAGTTAAATCGTTATCATTTAATCTTACTGTTGTAATTTCTTCTATTTCATGTCCTGCAACTGCTATAACCATATGCAATAAAAAGTTATCTGTACCTGTCGTTTCCATATGAACAATAGTGCCACCAACTCTTGCTTGTCCGTATATCAATTGTCTTGGTGCTATGGCTTCTCTTGTTGCAAACTTAGTACCAAAATTACCTGCACTTGCATCTAAACCTTTAGATGTCATTTTTCCAATAAGACCACCTAAAAGTGTAGTGCCAAATGTCATTAGTGCCATTGTAGATGCAGTTCCAAGTGCAAAAGTTCCAAGACTACCTATTGCAGCACCACCTGTTGCTGCTACAACAAAAACAACAAATGCAGCTACAACTGCTGCTTTTATTTGTTTAGCCATCTATACGCCACACTCCAAGCACATTTACATTTGTTTTAACACCTATACAATCGTCTGTTGGTGTTAAGATATACATACCATCGCAAATTCCTACAAGTTGTGATTCCTCTTTATATACAACTAAATCACCTTTAGTCATAAAAGCTGGATTTATTTGATTTACTCTTTTTGACCTACAAGCTTTTTTAATACTATTTAATAAATCACCACCATATTTTTTTATAGCATTCATTGCAGTTTTTTCATCTTTCCACTTTAATTTTTTTGGTATTAAATCATCTCCTGTTATTTCTTTTATAAGTGCATTTGAAAACTTGCAACAATCCCATGAACCCCATGCAAAAGGTTTGTTTTTATGTTTATCTATAAAGTAATTAAACTTTATTTCCCAATCTACAACTTTTTTCATTATCTACGCACACTATTATTAGCAACGCTATCATTTCCACGTCCTGTACCGCCACCACCACCACCGCCAACAGTATTGGATTGTTTGCCCCATACTATTTCTTTATCTTGTAAACTAGCAACTCTGTTGAAACACGTATCACCTGAATTTAAAAAATTTTGTGATTCTTTTGAATATCTAAAGTTGGATGGTCTTTCTAAATCAATAAGTCTATTTTCTGCATTAATAGTTATATTAGAACCTTTTGGAGTATCTGTTACAGATAGTGTTGTCATTCTACCTTTAAATAAAACCAGAGTGCCTGCCACCTCATTCGTACCACCCATTAGATAACCTAAAAATAGTGTTATAAATCTATTTTGATAATTTTCTGTTAATGCGAGATTGAGAACAGTTGTATCCATTCCTGATATTCCAACAGTTAAACCTGCTGATTTAAGGTCTGTGCTTTCTTCTACACTACCGATTGATAATAATTCACCAGCACCAATATAAGATTCACTACTTATAGTTAAATCATCTATACCAGTCCATAATCTTACTGTGCCTGAATCAAATTCTGCTTTGATTGCAAGAAACATTGCTTGTTCATCTGCACCTAAACGATTGACAATAGAACTATCTAATCCCTGTCTTGTAGCCATTTAAATAACCTCAGTACATGAAAAACTTATACCATAGTTTGATATTCTATCTGCAGACCAACTTACTTCATTGCTTGTTAATCTAAAATTACCTTTTGGATTTGTAAATACCACATAATGACCACTAGCTAAATCAGACCTTAACTTAGGTTCTGTTTTTACTGCATAAAAATCATTACCACTATCTGTTGTTGCAGTAGCATCTTCTGTAACCATTACAAGTTGTGCAGGTGTTCCTGTTGTACTTGCAGAAGATTGTATTTGTAAATAATCACCTTTTTTTATTGTTCCACTAGCACCACTAGCAGATGCACGTAAACATAATCCAGTTGCACCTTTTACATTTGTTCTTACTTTACAACTTGCAGTAGAGTTTTCTGTTGTAAATTCACCATCTGTTACAACTACTGTATTGCTTGTTACAGTTGTTACTTTAAAAGTACCATTATTTTCTTCATTTGTAGCACCTGTAATTACAATGAAATCACCCACTTTTGTGTCTGCAAACGTAGAAGCACCTGCTGTTAATGTACCATTACTTGCAAAAGATAAAGTTACACTTGAACTGTTGGTTCTTAATTCGCTTGTAAGAAAGCTTGTTGAATATGTGCCTAAGTTGCTTAAAGCATCAGGGTCAGTAAATTTAAATGTATTAACTGGACCATTAAGTTCTAATAGAAAAGATTGCCAATTTAAAGCGACATCTCTACGCATTGGTGGCAAAGATACTTCTGCATTCCAACTTACACCGTCAAACTCTTGTGTTTTTGTTTTACCAGTAAATGGTGAAACAGTTGTACCAACAGTTCTAATTAGCGAAAAATTGCTAGACACAAAATTAGGCGTTGTCGGCATTGTAATTAATTTAGCCACCTTGTAATGCTCTCCTATAGTTACCACCACGCATTGCTGATTCTGCTACAGCACTTTTTGTAACATCTGCAATTTGTGGCATAAGTTTCATAACCTCTGCTCTTACAGTAGGTACAACACCAGTAGAAAAGTTTATGGATTGATTTATTACGGTTGTTCCACCACCCATAGCATTTTTACTATTCATATTATTCATAATAGTTCCACCACTATGTGGTATAAATATTTCAGGTCCACGTTCTCCTACAAGTGTTGGCATATTTCTTTGTACAGTACCACCACCAGCATTTGTATCTGTTGGATTTGGATTACGTAAAGTAGATAATCTATTAGAACCTTGTAAATTAAATACATTATTTAAAATTTCATTAACTACTGCCATTTGTAAAAATATAGTAATAATTTGGTTCACAATGTTTTTTGCGAAATCTCTAAAACTTGCTAATGCATCTTCACCGTTTACTAATGCTTCCACAAACTCGTTTGTAAAAGCTTGTGATGAATTAATAATTGCTTGTCGCATTTCTGCAGACATACTTGTTACTTCTTCCATACCGTCTCTAACTTCTTGCAAAAATTCTTCAATTGTATTTGTACCTAATAAATCTTGTATTATCTGATTACGTTCAGCTTCAGCACCACCAAGTATAGGTCCAAACTGTAATGCTAATCTAAGTTGTGCATCTACTGATTTATTTATTATTGCTTTTAATCTCTCTAAATCATTTGCAATCAAATCGTCAATTGTTACTCTTGCATCTGCAATCTGTTTTTGCAACTTGGTAAAAAGTTTAAAATCAGTAAGTTCATCAGCAGTAAACTCATCTTTAAAATCTTGCGTTGTTACTACTAACTTTTCAATTTCTGCATCAAGTGTTTCTAAGTCTCCTAAACCACCACGCACTGCATTTTTAAAATCTTCAAAAGTTTTAACGTTTCCACTGATTATTTCACGTAACAAATTACCCATATTTCTTAGGTCAGTAATTGCACGTGCAAATATGAATATCGTATCTACCAATTCAACTATTGCAGTAATTACATTAGTTATTGTTCCAATAATTAAACCAAGAATTTGACCTAATGGACGTAATGTTTCTACTAAACTAGCTGTAGCTTTTGATAAATCAATAAAAGATTGTCGCAATCCAATACCACCAACACCATCACCTATAGATATTGCAAACTCTGAAGTTTGGTCTTTTAAGTTTGATATTGCACCTGATAAAGTGTTAAAACGTTCTTCTATTGCAGTTGTAAATTCTTCTCGTCCAATCTTACGTAAGAATTCAACAATTGATTCTCCTGACCTTTCTATTTGTGTTGTTGTACCATCAAAAGTTACTGTTATCTTATCGCCTTGTTGTCTAGCTACCACACCAAACTGTTTTAGCATTTCCATTTCGCCAGTAGTAGCGTTGAATGCAGCTTGTGCAAGTTGCGTAATACTTTTACCCATACCAGCAGCAAAGTTACCAAAGTCCATCAAAGCATCACTTGTTGGTACAATACCAGCTTGTTTTAATGTTATAAATGCCGTAGCAACTTCTTCTATTTGGAATGTTGTTTGTGCAGTAAATGCTCTTATCAAATCAAAAGATTTTGCGGCCGCTTCTGCACTACCTGTGACTGCTCTCAACGTAGCTTCTAAATCTTCAAACGTTCTATTGATTTGTACAACTTTACCAAGAACTGCACCAGCACCAATTGCAACAAGTGCTTGTTTCATTTTTGCAAACGCTTGATTTGCACTTTTGGTTGTTTTTTTTGTTGTATTTAGCTTTTTGTTTACGCCATCAAGACCTTTACGTAACTTTTTTGTTTCAGCACGTATTTCTACAATTAATTGGTCAACTGTTGTAGCCATTAGTCAGGGTATAATTCCATTAATTCATTTAACCTATCTTTGGACATAGGTTGATTTTGTTGTTCTCCACCATTAAATTCTACAAAACCATCTATAGCCATGTATATTTCTTGTGGTGATGATTTCCAAAAGGTATTCGGTGACATGTGCATCATACCTACGCAAATTGTAAAAAAACGTTTGATAGGTAAGCTTTCACTTTCTAACTCACCTTTTCTAACTTTCCCTCATCTGTACCTTCATTTGAATCATCAGTTAGAGATTTTGCAAGTAGGTTTGCAACAGCAGTAGTTGCTTTAACAATGCCTGTGTCTTGAACAAGTTGTACAACATCTTTGTGTTGTAAATCATTGCCACCACCACGTAATGCAGGTAATAAAACATTTATAATTTCAGACATTCTTATATCAGCTTCACTCATTTTTGTAGCTAATTTAAGAATACCCATATTACAAGCATCCTCTATTTGCATTATTGCATTTATGGTAAGTCTACATTTGTAGTCTTTACCTGCTAGATTTACTGTATACTCACCCTTCAGTTTGTTTGTCATCTGACTTTTCTCCTTTATCTAAAGTTGCATTTGCAACCTGTATTGTTTGTATATTGTCTCTGTAATCTACGTTTGTAGATAGAACCTT